CGTAAAGAGATGTCCTTACCCGACATGCTTCACAATACACCGCCTGGTGTGGCGTGTGTTCCCCGAGCAGGAATGCTCGAGGTTCATTTCCTAACACTACTGACCTCCTCAATGAGTCGTGGACTCAAACTCCACCCATCCCACACCCAGCGTCTGTCACCGCAGGGGATGCGTTAATTTTCGCCGGTGACTTTTATGTGCACAGTTTTGACGGTGTGCAGACGCGCCTTACTGACGGGGCTAATGATATTTACCTGCATGGAGAACATAAGGTTGTTTCTCGATGGCTGGGGTATGTCAAAGTGGACCGCGTCGGTAAGTTGCGCGGCGGGGCTAAGAAGAAGAAGCCCGCCGCAGGGCCTTCCAAAGTGCGCAATAGGGCTGCACGTAGGGAGGCGCCGAAGAAAACCAAAGGCAATCGGTCGGTGTTCAAAAACCTACCAGGTAAGACGACCGCAACCAAAGTGTTGGGTCTCGTTGCCCATGCCCCCGGATTCCTCGGCAATCTCGCCGCCGCCGCCAACGCTGGTCTTACTGCCGTTGGCTATGCCATACCTGAGGCAACCCCAGATTCTTTGGGAAGTGTCAAGAGTGGTATTCATGAACGTTCGGACGGCGGTGAGATTACAACCATCACCTTGGTTGTGCCCCTTGGCCCGCAATTCCAAAATGCGGGCGTGAACTCGGGGGCATCTGTGGTGATGCCGATGACTGGGAATCCTGATGGTACGTATGACGTCCCAGGTTCTTCCAGCGTCTCCGGGTATGTGGTCTCGCCTAGTTTGTGGGCGGCCGTGTTTGATTCGTCCAATTTCCAGTATTGGCGATGTTTGCATGCGGCCTTGATCACTACCTCGCGCATCAGTACGCAGTCTGGTGGTTCCGTCGGCCTGGTTGGCACGCAAGATCCTCTTCCCGGAGTTCTTGACGATGTCAACAATATCGTCCTTTACGATATGGGTTCGAACACCACGACACCTGGTTCGCAGCTCCCCGTGGCTTGGTTGTATGGCTATTCGGGTGGCACCTCTGGTGTGTCTGCTTTGACGTATGAGCAGATGCAGATTCTTGAGAAGAATTGTTTTGCGGCGCCTTATAAGGACCAGTTCCTTGATCTTGGGGAGCCGCTTAACCCTGAGCTATGGCGCTTGACATCTACGCAGAATGAGTTTGCTTCGTGGAGTGTTCAGGTGCCCCAGGATGGTGGCAACGGACATGTTGTCTTCCTGCCCATCAACCCCCCTACCGACACGGCCTGTTTCAATTTCAACATTGTGTCGACGCAGATCACCAACGGCGTCACCAACGAGGCCATTCCTGTCGGGACCCCCATCTGTGACATGTTTGTGATGTTGAAGCTTGAGTTCAAGGGCGCGGAGCCGAGGAATCATGGTGTGATTCCTCCTCAGTATTCTATGATGTTTGATGATGAGGATATCAAGGCCTATGCTCTGGCAAAGCATAAGGCGAAGCCGCATCAGGCGCTGCGCATGGAAGTCCCTCGTGATTCCAAGCTTTCACGTAAGTTGTTGGTTCGTGAAGCCATGCGTGCTGAGGCGAAGAAGCGCGAAGACGAGATTGTTGCTCGAGTTGATTCGTCGCTTAAGGGGAAAGCGGAAGCGGCGCCGGATATGGTCTGGCAGCTTGTTCCGAAGGATTTTCCTGCCCGCTCCTAAATGAGGGGAGCGTAAAAATAATCTCATACATCCTCAGTGCAGCGGCCGGGTTCCCGGCCGCTGCAGTTGATGGATTGTGCAGTTGTCGGCGGGCGGTCGAGCAACTGTGTGCGTATTTGTGGTCATTGAGTCAGGAGGATCGCAATAAGTTGGTTCACGCACTTAATGGAAATCCGCC